TTCTCTATCTAAATAATCTGCATTTGTATTGATACTAATTTTTGCATTGGGTATATAATAGTTTACTAACCTACATCTTTCTAATATGTCTTCTTTATGTGATAGTGGTTCATGATATCTAGAAAAATCTATACGACCATCAAAATCTATTTTTTGTAAATCTTCACAAATTTTTTGAAACATCAATTTATCCATAAACTGTGTTTTACTTTTATCTTTTCTATTAACATCATCTCTAGATAGTGGGCAAAAATTACAGGTACGATTACAATAGTTATGAGTACCTATTTCAATAGATGTTATATTATCTTTAAATAATTTTTGTTCTTCATTCATTTAGATACTTGCCCTGGCCATTGACCTCTAGGTAAAAATGTATGTCTTACAATATCATCTTTTTGATTTCTATTTGTAACAATAATTGCTTCTATTAAATCGTAATTATTTTCTTGTGCCCAAATAACTCTTTTGTTTCCTGTATGTACACCATACCCCTCTACAAAATCACCTTCTAAATTTTTTCTAGGCCATCTTTTAGACTTCATAGGTTCCCAATAATCATCTAAGTGTACTAATATAACAGGCCACATCATGCCTACTGATTCAATACTCTCAGTAAATGGTTTCATTTTATTTTCAAGCCAGTTTCTAGGTGCTGTAACAAGTATATCTTTCACAGGAAACATCTCTGATTTTAGTTTAGGTCCTTCCTGAAAAACAAAACCAGGTACTTGATTATTTGCCTTTAGCACTTTCATAACCACACCTCGCAATATAATATGAATCAACAATATCTGTTATTGGATTAGATAATGTTTGCATGTCAAATGTTTTCATTAAATCTGTTTTTGTATCTTTACAAAAATGTTCATACATCAAATCTTTATTTGCATTACCTTTATCTGTTGCAAACTTTTTAACAATACTCGGTACGACAATATCATACCCTATTCTTTTTTCTTGTAGTGAGTATTTTAATATGCCACAGTTCTCTGCTATTTGAAATATAGCCTGACCTTTACTGCCATAAGAATATCCTTCTATATGAACAACAGTCTTGCCATTAAATAATTCCATATCACCATAACTTCTAAGTGATAGATATACCCATTTAGATATATTTGAAAATCTTTCAATAGGGTCAGACCACTCAGGATATTCTGTGCCTAATATGTTATCAAACTTTCCTATATATTTTTTCTTAGATGATAAGAAATGAAACTTACAATTCTTAAATGACATATCGCCACTTGCGATACATATTGCTGGTGAATTTAAACTATAATCAATCCCAATCGCTTTTATCTTCTTCATCTATAAATGCCTCATCTTCTAATTCGTGTCCACAAAACGGACATGTTAAAGGTGCTTGTGGACTATTAATGTCCCACCTTATTTCATACGGCGTGTCGCAATTATCACATTGTATATTCAGGTATTGATATTCAATCATAGTTTAAAATTACTAAATGTATCTTTATCTACATCTTGTTTAATTCCACCAATAACATAACTTTCTATTTCAGTTTCTTGTGGTGCATTTTGTAATGACTTAGAGTTTAACCAATGACTTACCCAAGGTAATGGATTAGTTTTCTGGTCATACTTTGCTTCTAATCCTATTGTTCTCATTCTTTTGTTTGCCATGTGTTCAACAAATCTATGTAAAAGTTTTTCTGATAAACCTATCATAGAACCTTTTGTAAGTAAATAAGTTGCCCACCTTTTTTCTTCTTCTACTGCATTATCATACATATCATAGACTTGTTGTTTTGTATCTTCTATAACTTTCAACATAACTTTATCTTGTTCATGTTCACGATAGTTATTAATAATTTTTTGTGAGATACCTAGATGTTGTGATTCATCTCTTGCAATAAAAGATATAATCTTAGCAGAACCTTCTAGTTGTTTTAGTTCACCAAAGGCAAAACTACATGCAAATGATACATAGAATCTTAAACCTTCTAATATGTTTACTGTGCATAATGCAAGCCATAATTTCTTTTTAAGTTCGTACTCATCTATATCTTGACCCATAAGTTTTCTATAACCTATGTCTATCAATTCATCATATGCCTTTGTAACTGACTTTGCTCTTTGTTCTATCTTTTCATCTTCTATTATTGTGTCAAATACTTCATCAGGATTTGGGTATAGATTTTTTATAATATATGTGTAAGACCTAGAGTGTATAGTTTCCATAAAATCCCATGTGATAAGACATGATTCTAATTCTGGTAAACTTACAAATGGTAAAAATGCAAGTGCTGGTCCACGACCTTGTACACTATCTAACATTGTTTGATATTTTAAATTAGATGTAAATATAAATTTATGTTCTTCTCTTAAATTTTGATAATCATTTCTATCTTTTTGTAAAGATACTTCTTCAGGTCTCCAGAAGAAACCTAATTGTTGTTGTGTAAGTTTATCAAATATAGGATACTTAAATGTATCATATCTTTGTACTGCTAAATCTTTACCAAAGAACATTGGTTGTTTAGTAAAGTCTAATCCTTTTTCTTTATTAAAAACGCTCTTTATATTGTGCATGATTCACACTCCTCATCTGTTAGTTCTTCTTCCTTGTATGTTGAATCATCATTTAATACATCAGGTTTATCATCTTCATCTATTTTACCATCATATGTATTTTGATAGTAAGAAGTTTTCCAACCCAATTTATAAGTAGTCAAAAGGTCTTGTGCCATTACAGATAATGGTACTTGATTTTCTTCATAGTCTTCTGGATTGTATGACCAGTTGCCTGATATTGCCTGGTCAAAATACTTCTGCATAACTGCAACGATATTTATATATCCGGTATTTCCACCCATTTCCCATAGTAAAGTATATTTACTTTTCAATGACAAGTATTGAGGTACTACTTGTTTTAAAGGTCCTTGTTTAGATTTCTTAACAGATAAAAAGTCTCTAGGTGGCTCTATGCCGTTAGTTGCATTAGAGACCACACTAGAGGATTCTGATGGCATTTGAGCCGATAGAGTGCTATGTCGGAGACCATGCTCAGTTATATCTTTCCTAAGTGATTCCCAATCTAGAGATAGTTTGCGATTTACAATCTCATCAACCTCTTTTTTGTAAGTATCAATAGGTAAGACGCCATCAGAATATTTTGTTCTGTCAAAGTATTCACATTTGCCTTTTTCTTTTGCAAGTGTATTACTTGCTTTTAATAGATAATATTGAAAGTGTTCTGTTAGTTCATCTACTGCTTCCCAAGCACCTTTTTCACTATAATTATAGCCTGTTTTCGCTAGATAATGTGCTAGACCAATATATCCAATACCTAGACTACGCCGTGCCTTTGTACTGATTTCTGCAGCTTTTACAGGGTACCCTTGATGTTCTATCACTTCATCTAAAGCTCGTACAGATAAGTCGCACAGCGTCTCCAAATCATCAAAATAGACTAGTTTACCCACATTAATTGCACTTAGTATACATAGAGCGATTTCACCCTCGCCATCAATGTGCTGTAGTGGTTCTGTTGGTAATGTAATCTCTTGACATAAGTTAGACATTCTAACTAAATCTTTAAATGATGAGTGAGTATTACAATGGTCTATATTCATAATATAGATACGACCTGTTTCTGCCCTTTCTTTTAACATAGACATAAACAATTCTTGTGCATTTATTTTCTTCTTATATACTGAAGTTTTTCTTTCAGCAGCTTCATATATCTCATCAAATTCATCTGTACCCCAATGTTCATATAATTCAGGTACTTCATGAGGTGAGAATAAAGTTATGTCTTCGTTCTTAATAAATCTTTCATAGAACAATTTAGATAGTTGTATTGAGTAATCTAATTTTCTAACTCTGTTATCATCACTACCTTTGTTGTTTTTTAAAACTAATATATCTTCTATCTCTTGGTGCCATATTGGGAAGTGTACAGTTGCACTACCACCTCTTACACCATTTTGTGTACAACATTTTACTGTCGCCTCAAATTTTTTCAAGAAAGGAATAATACCTGTATGTTGTACTTCACCACCTCTAATTCTAGAATTGATACCTCTAATACGACCTGCATTAATACCGATACCTGCCCTTTGAGCAACATATCTACCTATCGCCATGTCTGAAGAAAAAATAGATGGCAATGTATCATCACTATCTACTAATACACATGAAGCATATTGTCTTAATGGTGTTCTAACACCTGCCATAACAGGTGTAGGTATGTTAATTAAATGTTTACTAATTGCACGATAATATTTTTTAATATATGTAAGTCTAGTTTCTTTTGGGTACTTGTGAAATACAGTAGCTGCAATTAACATATACATAAACTGAGGTGTTTCGTATACTGCACCTGTACTTCTATCTTGTACTAAGTATTTGTCAATGACTTGTCTAAGACCTGCATATGTAAATTCATAATCTCTTTCATGAACAATCCATTGTTCCATTCTGTCAAAGTCTCTTTTATCATACCACTTTAATAAGTCTTTATCATAAACACCTAACTTAACACCCTTTTGTACTTGTTCGTATATGTGTGGGTGGTCCCAAAGTTTTCTGTTTAATTGTTTTCTTAGACTGAATAAAAGTAGTCGAGCTGCCACATATTGATAGTTTGGTTTTTCTAGTGATATTAAATCTGCGGCTGACTTAATTAGAATTTGTTGAATCTCTTGTGTTGATATACCATCATGAAATTGTAAACCACTATTCATCTCTACTTCTGAAGCAGATACACCTGTGATGTCTTCACATGCATGTTCTACCATTTCATGAATTTTTTCAATGTCTAAAGGAACTTTACCACGGCCATTCCTCTTGACAACATAAATTTGTTCTGTCATATTTGCACTCTCTTATAAAAATCAAGTTTAGCCGTTGCGGCCAAACCACTAAATGTATTATTATGGATGATATCAGTAATTTGTTCAGAAGTCAAGTCTGAAAGAATCATGTCATTGATATCTTTTTGTTTTAAATCATCTGGCCATATAACTAGACTGTAACCCTTGTCGATTACACTATACATGTGTTTGATGATTTCACGATTTCTTGGTTCGTTATCATATATATAAGTTATTTGGTCTTCAGGTAGAGATTTTTTTACATTTTTTAAATCTGCACCAGCAGAAGCCAAACAGTTGTCTAAAAACAGACTATCTAGAGGACCTTCTACTACTTTTATAGGTTGTAAAAAGTTTACTCTTTCTAATCCATAGACTTTCTGTTTACTCTCATCTAACTTAATCGTGATATATTTCGGTTGTTCTTTACCGAAAGCACGACCTTGAAATGCGAATAGTTTACCAGATTCATCATAGAAAGGTATAATCAATCTAGGATAATCTTTAGTAACATCTTTAAATGTTCCTGGTTTTACTCTATTGACTAATGTCATAAATCTATTACAACAATATAATAAGTCTAGTTTATCTCTAGGTATCTTTCTATCTAATACAAATTTCTTAGCAGGGTGAGTATCTTTTAAATCAGATATCTTCATACCTAAATTCAGGTCATCAAATTCTACTTTGTCAAATTTAGGTTTAAAATCTACTTCTTCTTTTTTAGGTTTCTTCTTAAATTTTTCTAGACAATATTCTGAATATAATTTCTGGTCTCTGTCTTTGATAAAGTTAGGCATGTTTGTGCCATGACCACAGTTATGACATTTATAAAACATGTCATTCTTGACGGCATACAAATACCCTCTTGCTTTAGTTTTATCTTTCTGAGAATCGCCACAATACGGACATCTGAAGTTAAACAGATTCTTACCTCTCTGTTTAAATTGCTCAAGGCGAACAGATAGAATATTGATATATTTTAAATCTACATAATTTGACATAACACTTGTGTTAGTATATAGTAATACTCACAAAATGTCAAGTCTGGTTGAGTAGTTAGTTTAGAACCAACCTGCTGAATTGATGATTTTTGGCATGTTTTTTGCCAGTATAAAACCTATTGCAAGAGCACCACCAATAATCAACCATCTCCATCTTTCAAGAACGGAAACTCTTCCGTCAAAGCAAGCTCGTAAGGTTTTCATTTCTAGTAGTAATCTTTTTTCGACCTGAGTAATATCTCTTTGTAAATCTCTATATACCATATCCAATTCTTCACCTCTTTCTCTGACTTTCTCAAATAAGATTTCTTCAGTTTTTTCTGATTGGGTAAGTTTCTGTTCGTGAACAGCTAACATTTGTTTTATAGATGTTGATACATCTGTTAGTTTGTCGATGGCAGTATCAAGTCTGGAGTGTATTAATTCTCCATTCTTGATATCTTTTTTTATACCCTCGACCTCTACGGCAAGACTTTGTAAATCATTTATTGCCATATTAGTTTGAAAGTGGGTTGCCTGATTTTAATTGTATCTCTTTAATCTGTAATTTTAATAGTTCAATTTCTTTCTGATTAATTTCAGTTCTTTTACTATTTTCTGTTACAGTTGTTTTTACACCAGACAAAGCATCCAGTTTATTGTTTGTTACGCCAAACCAAGTAAAGCCACCACCAATAGTTATTATTAAACCAAGTGCGGCCCCTACCCATTTAATGTCTATATCTTTAAACATATATTTACCTCTTTAAATCTCGTAACTCTCGATAGAGTTTGTTCTTTTTATTATTTATATCTATTAGTATAGACTGTTTTACAGCAATTGGGTCATTATCTCGATACGCTAGTTTGGCGTCTGCATATATTTGTTGCTGTTCAAGAATATTTATATCTTGAAAGAAGTCTGGGTTAGGCACACCATTCATTCCTGTATCGGGATAGAACGATTTACTTGCATAAACTTTTAAATTAGGACCATCTGTTTGAATACCTTTTAATCTTATTAATTGTGCAGCCCTAACCCTATCACTTACTTTCTTTAGATTTTGATTTACTTTTGCAATTATCTTTGCTACTTTCTCTCCTATTTCTTGCACCTCAACACTTACTGTTGTAGTTGTGTCAGATACTTCTCCATCCGTCTCTGTGTCTGCGACATTAACTTCATCACCGCCCTCCTGTGTCGGTGTAGTTTCTGATGTCGTATCTTCATCCATTGAAGATTCATTAGATACCGTTTCTGATTCTTGACTGGTATCTCCCTCTTGACTAACTTCTTCAGACTGAGTTTCTGTTTCTGTTTGAGATGTAGCACTAGTGTTTTCCTCCTGTGGTGTTTCTGTTGTTGTTTCTGTTGTTACAGTTTCGTTTTCTGATGATTGCACCTCCTCTGATTGTTGATTTTCTTCCATTGTAGGTTCTGAAGATGTCATACTATCATCTTCACCCATTGCGACAGGTTCTTCTGATTGGACCACCTCCTCTTCCATCGCCTGTGGAGTTTCCATTTCAGGTTCCGGTTCTGCCATTGCGACAGTTTCAACCGGAGCTTCTTCTAGAGTTTCTACATTGGTTGGTTCTTCTAATGGTGCTTCTGGCATGTCCATCTCTACCATAGCGTCCATTAATTCTGTTGCAGCTTCTGTTGATAAATCTTCTGGCATTTCCATGTCAAACATATCACTAAACGCTGTAGTCATATCTTCAAAAGTCTCTACTGCCATTTCTGTAAATGTAGGTTCAGGCATAGGCATGTCCATGTCTACCATAACTGGCATGTCTACAGTAGGTTCATCCATTTCTACAGGTGCCTCTAACACCATTACACCTGCCATTTCATCATCTATTGTTTGTTCTAATGTATCTACAGATAAAGTTTCGCCTACATACATCTGTTCTTCCATATTCATTTCAGGTTCTACAAATCCCATTGTAAGTGTCATGTCTAAACCACTATCTATTATTATGTCTTCTACCATTTCTGTAAATGTTGTGCCACCTATTTCTTCATTCTCTAACATTTCTATAGCGTCTTCAATTTGAGTATCAACATTTTCTAACTGTGTAAGTGTATCTTGTGAAATCTGTGGTTGAGGATTTTCTTCGTATGTAATATTAAGTGTTGGGTTTTTTATATCTACTGCCCAATGACTAGTTCTATTTGTTGATTCTGCAAAGTCAAATCTAACTGCAATTTGAAAGTCTGTAGCTGTATTAGCACCTTGTACATGTGAATCAGTATATGTAGCATAAGTACCACAGTTCATTCTACCACATGAAGTTAAAACAACATCTCTAGTTTGTGTTGTAACATTACCAGCACTATCTGTAATTGTTTGTGTCATTGTTGTGGTTGATGTTGATGTATTCCAATGCCATATATCTGCACCTAATGTTGATGTCCAACCATTTTGAATTTCTGCCTGTGTCATATTAACATCATTAGAAAGTGATACGCCAGGGTGCATTAGATGGTCACCATTTACCATTGCACCTATATTGTTACCATGATTGTGTGTAGGGTCAGTACAAGTCCACTCGTTGTGTTCTTGATTGTTATTAAAGAATTGTTGTGGTATTACATTACCTGATGATACCATATCGGCAACACCACGGTATGGTAATAATAGTAGTAATAATAAAAGTAATTTTTTCATGTTAAATTAGGAAAAATACAAATAATATAAAACCGATAAACTTAGCGGGACTGATTACTTGTTCGTTACTTTTTTTTTATCTTCTGCGATAGTCTCTTGCAATTTCTTTATTTCTTCTGCAAGAGCGTCAGTTTCAGTAGAATCTCCTTCTACTTCTTTTTTAACTTCTAGTTTATCTTTCCACTCTTTTAATTCTTGTTTCTTTTTAAGGTCTTTTTTGACTTGTTCTATTTTCCAAAGTCTTTCTGTGTACATAGAATAATCAGGTCTTAACTTGTCATATTTTTTCCATTGGTCTGAAGCTGCCTTACCTATTTTACCTTCAAACGGACATGGTGTGCCTGATTGTTCCATTGCAAAGAACACTCTTTCATCTTGACAAAGGATTGACACAGCTGCCACCTTCATGCCAAGGTCAGATAATGTTTTAGAAAGTTTGATACGCTCACAGTTCTCATCTATCATATATGAGCCGCCAGAAACAGATAACCCAATTGTTGAAACACCACCTGAGATACCTACTAAACATAAATCTTGTGAGTAAGCAGACATACTTGGCGCTGACGCCATAGCAGCTACTCTTGTATCACTTGCCTGATTTGTTGTAGTATTAGTTGTAGTGTTTGTAGTTGTACTTGTAGATTGACCAGCTGCCGAACCCGAATAAGTATTATTATTCGTGGTCGTATACCCACCAGTTATGTTGGTATTACTACCGGAAGTATTGGTCTGTGTATTTGTGTCATCTGCAAAACCACTTAGTGGTATCATAACTAAACATAATAAAGAAAATATAACTTTCTTCATTGTTTATTCCTTGTTTATCTAGTACTATTTAGTAGATTTCTTTCTTCTAATCTTCTTTTTTCTCTCTATTTTTGGTGCTTTTTTAAGTCCTAATTTGACTAAAACACTAGAGATTATTGACTTGATTTTACTTAGCATTTTTTTGCCTCTCCTTGGTTATCTTTTTCATCTTTTCAATGAACGCCTTGTACACCTTTTCAGCGGCGTGCAAGTTCTTTTTACTTTCTGGATTTTTTGCCCTATCAGCTGCCACTCTTGCCCTTTGGTGCATTGCCATAGCAGCCTGCATTTTGTGTTTATGCTCTTTACCAGAATTTTTAATTTTGTTTATACTTTGTCTTGCCTTTGTACCATCAACAAAACCTAAACCCTTAATTGTGCCTCTAGGGTTTTCATCTGTATATAAATCTGAATGTTGTTTTGGGTCTTGACTTTTATATTTTCTAGGCACTCTTTTTTCTGCCTCATCAAACCACTTTTCTAAAACCGTTTCTTCTTTTTTCTTTTTACCTTGACAATGTGCCTTTTGTGAAAAACCTTTTGGGTTGTTACAGTCGATACTGTCTTTATATTTTTTAGACCATCCTTCACCCATAGGTAAATATTGTGCAAGTGAGGTAGCAGAATTTAAAATAGCAGTTAGTGTACTTATAGGTAATCTTGTTAAATCTGCAAGTTGGTCTTTTGTTAAGTTATACTTGTCTTTTATTTTATTAAGTACTTT